TGCGAGCTGCGTCAATTGCGCGGGCCTCACGCTCTTCCATTTTCTTAGCGGTTTCGATAGCTGCGTCGCGCTGAGAAATTTCGTTCTCAATACGCTCGATTGTTGCTTGGTCATCTACGGTTAGTCCGCGCTTGTCCGCTTCGGCTGACTCGATTACTGTACGAGCTTGCTCGATTAGGTTGTTGCGGGCTTCAACCTGCGACTTTAGAAAGTCTGACATAGTTGTTACTCCTTGTTTGATTTGTGATTATGGATTCCCGCCAAGCTAACTCGAACGGATACTACGGGGAGCTGACTCGACCCGCTGTTTATATTCTACCAATCCGGGTAAAGAGCAACCCCGCCGGAAAGGAATACGGCGGGGTTGCGTGTCGAGAGAAAGGGGGAAATCCTCGACTGACCCTTATCGGGTTTCTTTAGCCTCTGTGACGCGCACTTCTTTAGACTCGACTTTATTATCAAGTTCCCAGATTGCTTGCGCCCAAGCTTCTACATTATCAACAACTATTCCATATTCCGGATTACCTGAAGATTTTAGAATTGCTTCTTTGATTGCGTCTTTGCTTGCCATTTATAGCCTCTTCATTAGTAGTTCAAATTTCTTTTTCTTTAGTTCCAGCGCCGTAAGCTCTTCGGAGTTAGCTTCAGCTTCGGCTTCTTCTTGCGGAGTTAGTCGCTGGATTACCTTTGTTAGAAGCTCGGACTGCTCTAGAGATAAGTCCTTGCCGTCTTCGATAGCAAGCATAGCGTCTGCCAGTTGGTCTGCGTCTACCTCTGCGCGCTTCGCTACTCCGTCGAATGAACGAACGGCTGCGGTTCCAGCGGTCTGAGAATAGGCCGGGAATGCCACGATTGAAACTTCGTGAATCCTTACGCTCTTTAGAGTTCTTTCGGTTCCGTCGGTGTTCCAAGAATCACCGTTAGCTGGAACTGAGAATCCAAAGCTCATAGCCGATAAATCGCCACGTTGAACAAGCACCTTGACATCATTTCCGAGCGTGGTCGGTGGCAGAATTGCGGTAACGCGTAGGCCGTAGTTATCTTCTTCCAGCTTTAGAGTTCCAGCCCGGGTGGAACCAAGAACTGCTCCGGTGTCGTGGTTGAAAAGAAGCTTGATATCGTTGCGCGCTTTTAGTGAACGCTTGAATGCGCCCGGTGCGATTCTTTCAATAAATGGAAGTGGTTCGCTAGGGGAGTTGAAGACTGCGGCGTATCCGGTGAAAGTCATACCGTCGCCACCTTCAACGGCTCTCAGTTCGAACTGGACTTCGTTAGTTCGCTTTTCAATCTTTGCCATTTGTTCGCTTTCCTGACTTATGCTTGCGCGATTTTCTTCCTCTAGTCTAGCAACGACTCCCTGCGCATATTTCATAGCGCGATTAGCTGAAGATTTGCTAGGGCCACTTCCCCAAAGAAGGTGCGCGACAACTCCCGCGCTTGGATAATTTTCTGAAGTTGGATTTGCGTCTGGAGAATCTAGGTCGCCTAAGTGTCTAGCAATCCACGCAGCGATACGAACCCACTTGTCGGCGGTGACGTTTCCTTCTGCCATAGCGCGGGCTTCTCTAACGGTTCTATCTACAAGTCCGTCCCCGGCTAGACCTTCTGCGTAGTATTCAAGTCCACGGCGGGCTGCTGCTCTCATATATGCTGGCGGGGTTAGGTCTACGGCTCGGGCTTCGGAATTCTCTTCCGCTGGTTGCCAAGCGTTACAGTAGTTTCCGCCGTCTACGAATGCGTCCCAACGCTCGCACCAAGCTTTATCCCCGTCGTCGTTTAGTCGGGCTTCGTTGAAGAAGAAGCAATTGCCACAAGCTCTACCTTCTGGAACATCTGGAGATAGTGCCGGACGGTAGTTGTCGGGCAGATTTTCTTCGCCTTCATCTTCTACGTCTTGTTCTTCTGCGTCTTCTAATTCCGCTGAGATTTTATCTGGCATTGGGATTCGCTGAAGCTTGAAGACGTTCATAATCATTAGGCGATTAGTCGAGTGATAAACTTCGTCCTCTAATTCGTAAACTTCTAGTCCTGCTAGTTCGCCTTCTATGAGTACGACCAAAGCAAGAACCTTCGGGTTTCTAATGTTCCAAGTTACCCAATCGCCAATCTTTAGTTCTCCGACGGCTGCGCGCTCTCCAACAAATTCGGTTTCTTCCGCTATGGATACTGCGATAGCTTGTTCAATCGCGGATTCTTTAGTGTCGTGGCAAGCAAGAAGTTCCCCGTCTTCTTTTACAACGGCCCAGCTAGGGCAGTCTGCGGAATTGTCGGTTATGTAATAGGGCAACTTATACCTGCTTCAGATAACTAATTGTGTGTCCGGCTTTTCCAGATACGGCATAAACGCTTTCTAGCGGATTCATTTCCAACTGGATACTTTCTTCTTTTTTTACAACGAAGCCAGTAGCGGTTGTAACATCTGGGCCGCCAATAAAAACTGCGTCGGTGTTGTCGTTGTTGTGGACAATTAGGCGAAAGTTAGAGTTTGAAGTTCCGTCGATAATTGACGGAACTGTTCCAACGGTGATAACTCCCGAACTTATAGCCATTACTGAACCTCGTAAACGCCTTCAGGATTAGCCGGGTCGAGCTGCGCGACTGGCTGAAGTTGTGTGCTTGGAACTCCGGTGTGCGGGATAGCTGGAAGTCCTAGAGCTTCCAGAACTGCCTTCGGTTCGTATCCGGCAAGAACTAGCTTCTGCGCCATAGCTACCTTCTTGTCTTCGGTGGTGATTCTAGAATCGTCGATAGAAACGTTAGCTAGTGGAACTCGAACTTGGTCGGCTACTGAATCTGCCATTGGAGTTAGGTCTTCGAACCTGCGGATATCGTTCACGGTGTAATAACCCGCCTGAAGTCCGATTGAGTAAGACGTTGCTCGGGCCTGAGAATCTCCGCGAAGAAGTCCGTCTAGGTTGAACTTTAGGAATGCGTTCTCTCCGCCCGGCACTTCGCTTAGAAGCGGGCTGAATGCTACCTCTAGCTTGGTTACGATTGGGCGAAGTGTGTGCTGGACGAAGAAGATAGAGTCTTGTTCCACCGAAGCGTAAGCGGTCGAACCTTGAACTCCGAGCATATGGTTTGGAACGTTGAACGCGCGTGCTACGTCTTCAACTGATAGGCGACGCGAAGTTTCTAGCTGAGAGTTCTCAGGGTCTACCGCGGTTGGTTTCCATTCTGCGCCACCGGATAGAACTCCGGTCTTGTGTGAACGCTTTAGTCCACGGTGCGCTGAATCAAATCCACGGCGAAGATTTTCTGCCTGTTCGCTGTTTAGGTTTCCCGGAAAGGTAATGATTCCCTGCGGGGTTGCGCTGTTGCTAAAGAAGCGAGCTGCGTAAGATTCCAACGCCATAGACAAACCGAAGTTATCTTTGAGAGCTTCGACTCTAGCCATTCCCCGAATCTCACCCGGGCGAACTAGGTCAGAAATAAAGATAACGTCTTCGGAGCTGAGAAGATTTTTCTCTCCTTGAACTTCGAACATTACGCGTCCGATACCGTTGCGTCTAATTTGTACCTTGTGCGGGTTTAGTGGAACTAGGTTTACGACTTGACCGCCCGAGCGGAAGACGCGAATAAAAGCGTTGCCGTCGATTAGTAGGGAAACGATTACCGACTGCCAGAATGCGGAAGGCTGTTGGTCTAAGTCTGGCTTAGAAACCCAAGCTGGCTTCGGACGGAACGGGCCACGTGCGCCGTCGCGTCGAATGTAAGCGTCTAGGGGAAGCGTAGAGATTGTGTCCGAGATAAGGGATACCGCCGACCAAATCGCCGTAATCTTGAACGCGGTTTCTGAGTTGATAACCGTTCCAGACTGATTCAGGTCGGTTAGGTCTTCGCCGGCTCCCCATAGGGTTTGAAAGCTTATTGCCCTTTTCTCAAAAAGGTTATTCAACATTAGTTACGCTCCATAGCAATTCCAAATAAGACCGCCGCTGTTCCAGCGACAATAAGAGAAACGGGAATCGAGATTAGAGCAATTCCCGCAACGATTAGCGCGGCTCCGATTATTTGAATTACTGTTGCCATTATTCACCCTTAGAAAAAGAAGTCGGGAACCATTTCTTCTATTCTACTGCTAACTGCTCTATCGAAGGCTATTACTGCGGCTACCGCTGCGTCAATCTTCCGGGGAGAATGACGATTCTCTTTTACGATACGGATTCCCAAGTTGTCTATCTTGGTTACGGCGTTATCTAAGTGCCTTGATAGAACTGGGCTTCCATCGTGTTCTACGGTTCCGCCCGTGACTGCGTCGTAGAATTTAGCGCAAGCTTGAACCATTCGCTTCGGTGAAGTCGAAGGCCACTCGACAATCGGAACTCCCCGGTCTGCTAGGACTTCCATAGAGCGTTGCCAGCGGAAAGGGTCGCAAGCTACTTCTCGGGTCTTCGGGTATTTCTGAATAAAGTTCATAATCGTTTCTTCGACTTCTTGAATATCTACGCGCCATAAGTCGTCGTGGATAGTTAGGTCTTTTTCCCATTCCTTGACTAGCCAAAGGAACGGTTTATCTTCTTCGGTCTTTGGGATTACGCAAGCAACTAGAACGGTACAGTCGCCGGAGAACGAACCGTCGAACCCCAGAATGATTTCGTCGTCGGGGCTAGGTTCCCGTTCGCTTTTCAGTTCGTCCCAAGTTCCAGCCGGGAGCCAAGCGGTCTGGGAAGATACCCATTGGTTTAGTCGCTTGGTTCTAAACTCCGCTTCGGGTGTTCGCTTTACTGCGCTCTCGAAGTCTGCCTTGTCTACCAAGTCGTCGAAGCCCGGGTTAGCTTGCTCCCAAACTTTCGGGTCGCGGTGGTCGGCTTCGTCCGGTGCTGCCCACCACGCCATAAAGAAAGAAGGGTCTTTTACTTCTCCGCGCGAAACCTTCTGCCCATACTGGAACAAGTTGTAAGCAATAGAGTCGCCACCTGTCATATCCTTTTTTACTCCAGCGGTTGTGATTGCGATTAGCTGAGCAATACTTCCACGGTTTCCCATAGCCAAACTCATAACGTCAAAGAGTGAACGGTCTTTGTGCGCGTGTAATTCGTCGGCGATTACCCTATGCGGATTGTATCCCTCTTTGGAAAAACTCTCAGCGGAAAGAACACGATAGACGGAGTTAGTTGCCGGAACAAATAGTGCGTCCCGGTATACCTTGACCATTTCGCTTAGTTCCGTAGACTCGACAATCCTCTTAGCTTCACCGAATACGATTCGAGCCTGTTCTTTTTCAGCGGCGATTGAATAAACTTCCCCGCCGTCTATTCCTTCAGCGAGAAGAGAATAGAGTCCAAAGCTAACTGAAGCGAGCGCGCTCTTGCCATTTTTGCGCGGTTCTCCGATTAGGCAAGTTTTCGCAATAAGGCCGCCGTTTTCGTCGCGGGCATAGACGTGACGAATTAGTTCTTTCTGCCAGTCGCGTAGCTTTAGAGCGTCGCCAACCTTTCCGGCGATTCCGTCTTTACCGATAGTCCCGAAGGTTTCCGAGAACTCGATTACTATTTCTCCGTCGCCTTGTTCGATAGCTTTCTTGGGAACTGGAGTTAGCCAAAGCGGGGGCCAACTATTCACGGTTAGCCTTTTTCGCCATTAGCTCTTCCAGCTTGCTCATTTTCTTTACTTCTGCCACGCCTAATCGAGAGCGGTCGGACGGAGTGAATCCTAGAAGCCCTAGATTCGAAACGATTTGTCTGTCAATCTCTCGAAGTCCCCGGCGGTCTTTCGGGTTGTTATCTGTCATAACTCGCACTCGAAGATTCCAGCGTTCGTCGATTAGCTCGCAAGTCATAAGAAGAATTTCTAGGTCGGTGTTTGGAGATATCCAATTTATGCCAGATTGCCAAACCCTGTCCCAAAGTTCTTGCCCGTAT